CTGGAGACTCATAGAGGCAGGGCTAGAGATTTGCATTAAAATTTTCTCTAAATCTCTCCAAATTTAAGGAAAATTAACTTATACCTGCTGGTATTTGAGTCACTATAAGATCACCTGAGGTGATAGTAGCAGGTAAAGTTCCACCAGTTCCAAAAGATATTGTAGCGCCTGAAGAAGTAATTTGTACAGCTCCAATAACTAATGCATTGGTGGTCGTAGTCACCGTATTTGAAACATTGGAAGAGGCATCTGATTGAAAGATTTGATATCCAACCGCACGTGTAAATGTAATTGCACTTAAAGAAATAGCAGTTGAATTGCCAGTAACATTCCATGTAAACAAATAATTACCATCCACTATATTAGGGGGAAAATTGTATAAATAACCAGATGTTATAACTCCTCCCATTGTTGAACCAGCTGCCAAAGTGGAGGTGGTTCCTAGTGGGGTTGAATTTGTGACTGATTTCAAGTTAAAATGATCTGTATAAACTTCAAGACCCAAATCTTCTATGAGTTTGGGTTTGAAAAGCTGAACTTCATACGTCAACCATAATTCGCCGCAGACGCCAGACGAAGCTTGCATTCCTACTGTGGCAATATTAAAAACTCCTAAATCATATAATCTCAAATCACCAGAGACTGCACCATTACGAATGTATAGTTCACTTATACTAGTTTGATTCCTGGCGCATTCTATAGGGTGAATAAAAGAAATAGATGGTTTTGACGAACAAGCAAATTGATAATTTTCCATATTAAATTTGCTAGTGAAAGCAGTATCCAAAGCATCATATTGAGTAGCCATTATCACTGAACCCAAAGCCGAGCTAGTGGAGGTTGACAAAACAGCATCACTAGCTAAACTCTTGAATTCAAATATCATGCCTTGTATACGATATTGTTCAAAACTCTGGGCAACGCTTGACAACCAAGGAAAGGTCGTTCTAAGTCCAGGGTTAATATTAAAAGACTGCAATGTAAATGTTGTGGTTGCATTTATGTCACCTAAATATTCTCTATGACGCACCACCATGCCCCCGGGTGTATTACGAACCTCAGGAGGGTCAATGCCGGAAGTGCCTGACATTAATGAATTACCTGCAATTCTATATTCACCAAAACCCGTAATCAATTTCATTAAACCTCTTGTAACTATAGGACCAGCTACACCTAAAGCAGAAGGAATGAATTCCTTCACCAAATTTGTTAATGTTAATGGTCTTGATCTAGGTTGTCTAATAATTTGATTGCGTTGGGGGTTGACATTCATTTTAACTTGTTGAGCATTATTGTTGTTATTGCGCTTATTGCGACGTTTATTTCTATTCTTATTTTTATTTCTCAATTGAACACTCATAACTTAAGGGGATCAACTCTATCGTCGGTTGAATATTTATTATAATAATCTACCTGATCTTTACCAACTAATGATAGAAGATCCCCAAAATCTATTGGACTTAAGTCCATTTTATTATTTAAATAATTCTCAAAATTCTGTTGAGTCTCAATTGAGATACCATATAAACGTTCAACAAGCAATCGCGTGTTGAGTCCAATTTTCTTAATAGGGAAGGCTGAACCATATTTATTAAATAAAATTTTGAACATTTGAGCTTTATATGGATCGCCAGTTGGATATGTAAAAGTTGAACCTTTTGTTACTCTCAAACCGTATTTTGATAAGGCATCTAATATAGGACACCCTGGATATTGATACGCCATGGACATTGCTTTAGACCTTAATAATTGTAGCAATTTCTTATGCTTAGCACCTGCGTATTTTCCTGTCGTCCACCCAAAATCCAATAGAGCATCTATTGGATTTGTAACATTAATCATGTCATCCTTATCACACAAAATACCACAAAAAGAGCCCAGTGAGAGTTCATCATATTCAACTATTTTAATTATCAAACCAAGTTGAGTGAACCATTCACCATCGGGGACATCCCCATAAAAAGTGAATATACCATCATCACCCTCAACTTTTCCTTTCAAGGATCGCAAATTTAATTTGTAAGAAGCGAATAACATTACCATTAAATTTGTAAATCCATTACCTAGAGAAGTACACATTTCGCCAGACATTCTTGTGGCATGAACATATAATGTAAACAGTTTAAAAACACACTTATTACAACCCGTTAACACTTTCTGAACTATATTATACCAATCTTGATCTGGCAAATATTGGGTCATGTACTTATATAATTGCATCTCACACGCCATCATCATCTGTTTTATGAATGTGGCTTCATAAGAAGTGTAATCAGTACCTATGATTCTAGATCCATACTGATAACAATCACTCCTTATTACATCACATCTTTGATCTACTGGAACATGTTTTATAAACCAATGCAACTTATACAATTCTTTCTCTATCAATTTGAAAATTGGGCCAACTCGGATTTTAAAAGCATCAGTTCGTGAATAAATTCCTCTCGGGTATTTATACGAATTATAAGTCTCATCTTTTATAAACGACTTCACCTTAAAATCCTGAACATCAACAATGCCATTAGTTTTAATAAACAAAGAAGAAAGTTCTTCGGTACGCCACTTAGGATAATTAGTATTTGATAACCATGTGCCCACCGAGCAATCAGAGTCAGCAGGGAGGGGAGTTAAATTCTTGCATATCCAATTTTTAACAAACGATGCAAATTCATCCATCAAATTTAAATTGACGGGAGGTGGTTGTCTACAAATCCTATACTTAACGCCATCCAAACAACTAACCTTATCTGTAAAGTCTATATGCGGATTCGCTGCCCCGGCAAAATGGCAACCCAACGAGACACGTACAATTGGCCTATAAGGCCTATAATCCCCAAAGCTCCTATTAAACATAATGCCCTTCTTGACATCGGGAATTTTAGGCAAAACCACTTCTCTGGTACGATATCCGTAAAGGAAAGCCCTTTTGGCGGGGACAATTGAAAATCCAACTCTTTCCTCACACCCTTCATATATCGGGACAATGCATAACAATAATCAACTGTATCTTGTCTTGGGAATTTACCTTCTAAGGGTAAAAACTTGTCCTCATTGACTTTACAAGCGGATTGAGCTGACATCATCAATCGTCTATATGTAACTTCATCATCATTAGTTCTATTAATATTTGATAATAAAGCAATTTGAGCAGACAATTCTTCCGAAACAAAATACCTCTTACTAAAATTACCATAATTGAATAAACTAAAACCCATGAATCTAATTGATTTATTTTGGGTTATATCATAATTACAATAAAGAGGATTCTGGTGAACTAAATCAGATCCCGACAAATAATCAGGTCTTAAGTCCTCATCGGAAGCTAAAAATGATTGTTCCTTAACTATTGTGAAATCTGTTTCTCTAGTGATTATAGGATAATTAAACAATTTCAAATAGACATCATCTTGTTGCGACCAGCTTAAATCCGCATCTAAAATACGTCTAATTCTATAAACGTATTTCTTTTTCTTCTCACCATATTCTTCAGATACCTCATCCTCACATCTACGGGATTTATAATGTTCTTCCTTAAGCTTATACTGGAGGTTAGGTCTCTTATCACCGTATTCTTCAATAATTTCAACACTATAATCTGGATTCAAATAATCCACTTTAGATTCTTGATTAACGGTGGAACTAATATGGACAGGCTCAAAGGGTTTAATATTCTTAAAGGGTTTCCTCTTCTCACCATTAAGGCGTTTGGACCTAACCCTTTCTTTTTCCCTTTGAAGGAAAGAATCATTAATCACCTTACGGTCAACATAATTAAAATTACGACCATTATTGCCTGATTTATTAACACTTTTATTACCGTATGGGGATTTAGCACCTCCATGGTAATGAGAAAACTTATACTTCGGAATCTTCTCTTGGGAGGGTTGTTCCCTCCTCGCCGGTGATGCGTACGGTGAGATCAAAATCTCATCCGACGCCAAAGACAACTCGTCATCGG